TGTAATTCTAGGCGCTTCGTCGGCGATAATGTGGGGGAGCGGAATCCCTCCCCCGCTCGGCACGCTCCGCGACGACGACTTGTCTGGCGCGGAGCGTGCCACTAGACTCGTGCAATACACCACCACAAGAGGAGAGAACGATGAGCGGTAAGCGTAGGGGACGAATCGGGGCGGCGAAGATTAGTGCGAATCTTGCGAAGCGTGTCGAGCGTGGCGCTCGCAAGGCCAGAGCGAAGGCCGCGCGCGCAGCAGCGAAGCAGGAGGCGGATCATGCCAGCGCCTAGTCCTGCCAGGGTCCTCATGCAGACCAATGGCTGGTCGCAAGCGCAGGTCGCACGCGTCCTCGAGTGTGGCGAACTTCACGTCTTCAAGTATTTGACGGGCTTGCGTGGTGTGTCGCCGAAGCAGGCGTCCCAGTTGCGGCGCGAGTTCGGATCAGATGCCGACGCTTTCGTCGACGCGTGTAATGCGGCGAAGGTTCGCGTCCGTGAGCCTCGACTAGTCCAGCTCGAAGCATCGCCGCGGCGATCGTTGAGGTGCGCGCCTAATCCTGCGGACGCGGATTGGGATGGTGAGACGTTTACGATGAGTGAGTGGCGGCGGCGCTTCGGATCGCCCGGCTCGTCGCAGGGCGTTAGTGGTCGCGTCGAGGGGTACTATCCGTCGGAGCCGTGCTTTATTGGCGAGTAGTGGATACCCGTTATACTGTCTAACGACTTGACAGATGGGTGAGTGTGCCCTATCTTTTGTGCATGGAGACCACCACTCACCAGGAGCCGACCACCATGAACACCTTCCAGATTGGCAACACATACAACGTTCGCTCGTCCTGCAACTGGGACTGCATCTTCAGCTTCCGCGTCGTCAGCCGGACCGCTAAGTTCATCACCGTCGACGACGGCTACAACACGAAGCGCGTCGGAGTCACCATCGACGAAGACGGCGTCGAGCGAGCACTTCCGCAGGGCAACTACAGCATGGCTCCCATCATCTGGGCCAACAAGGTCATGAGCTAGCCAACAAACTCCGGCCCCTCGCCCCTTCGGGGGTGGGGGGCTTTTTTGTTATGTCTAAGCGTTTCTAATTCGACAGAACAAACGCGGCTAGTCGAGCCAGATGATGTATTCGGCGGTGACGCGTCCCGCCGTCGTGTCGATGAAGTGGAGGCGCTGGGATGGTCGGCCTTTTGCTGCGACGAACTCGCGCGCATACTCCGAGCCGCTCTCCGTCGAGCCGGTCATGAATACGCGGCCACCGTTCGCGATCTGGAATTGGCTGACGTGATGATAATGGCCGAGGTACGCGTCCTGGAATGGTTCCGTGACGCCCGAACTCCATGCGGTTGTTTTGCGGATGATGCCGAACGCTGGCGTGTTCCCGCCGAAGCTCTTGATTTGGTCGCCGTGGACGAGCATGGCGCGATACGCGCCCGCCTCGACAATCTCATACCACGACGATGGCTCGTGCCAGACGAGGCGATCCTGCCGGACCTTATCCCTGACGATGCGACAGAGAATCCTATCCCAATTATCGGGAACGCCGTCGGTCTTCTTTCCTATTCTTCCGTGATTACCGGCGACCTCGTAAACGCGGACGGTCTGGTACTCCTCGAGGAGGCGGAGCAGGACGGCTTCGATCAGGTTAGCCGCCTCGAAGACCATTCCGAATAGTGTGGAGTCGACCTCGAAGGGCTGGCCGGGAAAGGTCTGGATGTTCTCGATCATGTCGCCGCCGAGCATGACGATGATCTCGTCGACGGGATGCGCGGCGCGTTGGATCCCTGTCAGGCGGATCGTCTTCTCGACGACACGCATCACGCGCTCCTTACAGACATCCGTCGAGTACGATGCCGTCTCCTTGCCGAGCTGCCAATCCGTCAAGTGCAGCAGCGCCGTCTCTGAGCGGGGACGCTTGTCCTTCTTAGGGGACGGGACAGGCTTCGGATAGCCGGCGATCAGAGCCGCGTCATGGGCGGCGCGCTCGACGGCTTCGACGAGATCCGCATTCTTGGCCTTCGCCTTAGAGAGTTGACGCTGCAAGCGTTGACAGGTTCGCGCGAGGTCCTCGTCCTTCTCGGCTTGTTCGACTTCGTTGCGGATACTCACGAGTTGCAGCCTCGACGGTGCCGGCGGATCTGCTTACCTTCGGCGTGGATCGGGTAGCCGCGTTCGTTGAGGACGCGTGCGATGGCTGTCGCGTTGATCGTTGAGTCGGCCAGGCACTCGGCTAGCTCGGCGGCGTCCGCGTCGTTCATGTCGCGGAGTGTGAAGCAGACCATGCACTCGACGCTTCGCGGCCGATTCTCTCTCATGACTTCATCTCGGATACCCATAGTGTCCTCCCGGTTCGTCACTAATCGTACGCGACTCGTGTGCAGAGTCCTGCCTACGTGATGCGGATCATGATCTGCGGCGGCTTCGCACTACGCGTCCGCGTCCACAATCCAGACCCGTCAGACTGCGATCCGTACTCGCCACTCGACGTGTTGCCCTCGACGCTGCGACACACACCCGTGGCGAGATTCGGCCGAGCGATGAGCAGGCCGATGTGGTCCTGTTCGCGATCATCATCGAATTGGTACGTGATCGCATCCCCGGTCCGGCTCGAGCGCCAACCGATGATGCTCATGCCGTAACGCTTCGCCTCAGCCGCGGCGACCCAATCGGGAACATAGGCTTCGTTCATGCCCTTGCAGAACGCGGCCCAGCTCTTCCAACCGGCGCAACGATACGCCCAGCTAGTAGTGGCGGCGCACCACGGCCACGCGCCCGGCGAGAGTTGCGTGCCGAGCTTCTGGATCTCCTCAACGTACGGGCCACGATTATTGCCCCACACCTCGAGCGGCCCTTCGATGATGCGCATGGCCCACGCTGCACGCTCACCCAGCTGGCCGGGCAGGTGCTTGCCGATGACGAGGATCGTTTTCGGCGTGAGATCGCCGGTCTGTTTGATCCGGTTCTTGCGCTGGACGCGCTTACACAACTCGCGCGCGGACGAGCCGTACGTGTCGCTCGTGTTGAAGCCGTTCGGGATTGGGATGCCTGCCTGTTTCGCGTAGTCGCGGAGGGCGATCTTGGCTGCCTGACGATGAGTCACGAGCGGCGCGGATCAGTGACGAGGTACCCAGCGGCGGCGACGATGATCGTGATGAGAGCGCCCTGGACAACCTCTGGGATGTCGAGGCCGGCAAGGCTGGCGCCCCACACGATGATGGTGACGAGTGCGGCAGCGACGGCGGCGGCCGTAACCTTTGGCGAGATACTGGACATTCTTTCCTCCTCTAGATGAGTTGCGACACGACAGCCGTAACGCAACCCGTGACGGCACTAATGGTAGCGATGATACCGACGAGTTGCGTCTTCGTCATATCCGAACCGCGCCGCATCGCCTCACGCTCCTCCAACTTGAGAAGGCGCGCCTCGATGCGATCCAATGATCGGAAGATCCGGTCGATCTCAGCATCACTCATACGGTGAATGATAACCGACGCAACGGCCTAGACGCTTCCTCTCGACGCCTACTGGTGAGGTGCTTACCGCTGCGTTTTGGAATGCGAATGTACGGGATAACTCCAACGAACTCGCACCCCTGTTCGCAACCTTTACCGACTATTCAGCGTCAGTCGCTTTTACAAACCTGACAAAAGGCAACGGAACGGTAAACGCAAAATACCTCAAAATAGGACGCCTCGTCATCTATCAGGGCTATCTCATCTGGGGTTCTACGACTTCTGCCACAGCTAGCACCACAAGCGTGTCACTACCATTCAACGCCACTCAACCCTTTTTCCCCGGAGCCGCACAATACGGAGATTCGGGCACAAGAGACTTCGTCGGCGTGCATGTCATAAATAGTGCGGGAACAAAAATTGATTTCCTACATACCGAAACCGGAAACCTAGGCGGAGTAAACTCAACCAGTCCGTTCACGTGGACAAATCTTGACCGCCTCGGCTGGTCAGTCATATACGAAGCCACCACCTAACCCCACCCGTAGCCTCGTGCTACTTGTAGCCTTGTGTTGGGTTAGGATGCGGCTTCGTATGTGAGTCGATAAAAGATACGATCTCCAGTGGCCCATGTAAATGGGACTGTGGCGCTGATTGATCTTGTTGTGGCATCGATGCCATCCGTTCTAACAAGGTTCATATCTGTTCGAGTAGTTCCTTGAGATATGAATGTGCACATATTTCTAACTCCAGCAGAAGTATCTTGAACCCAGCAATCTCCTCCTTCTAGAGCATTGCTGTACGCTGCTGTAATTGGAACATTGATACCTAAGAAACTACCGTAACTTGTTGTGGAGCCGGTTGTGATTTCGCAAATGACGTGAACGAGTCGTCCTACTTTTAGGTATTTTGCGATGTATGTTGCGTTTCCAATTGCGAATCCGCCTGTTAGTGTCGGATTGAAGTTTGTCCAACCACTGAAGAATGGTGCGAGCTCTAGAGAGTTATCCCGTACATTCGCATTCCAAAACGCAGCGGTAAGCACCTCACCAGCTGTAGCGGTTCCGGGTGTAGTCCAAGCCATGAGCGTATTCTACCTGCTTCTAGAGTCCGAGGGGCGACGAGTCAAAGATACTGTACGGGTAGGCGGCCGCGACAGCCGTGCCACTAGACACCGTGCCAGCGGCGAAGACGAACGCGGTGAGATCTGTCGACGCTAGTGTGAACGCGACAGCGTGCCTATCCGGCGCGACGTTGTGACGAATGCCAATGACTTGCACATTCTTCGAGACGCGTGTCCCAATATTATTCGGCCGGAAGTCGACTTGGATGATGTCCGAGATCTCGAGGCCGAGCACCTTCGCCTGATCGGCGGTGCCTAGTGCGGCGAGTTCGACGCTGATCTGCTCGAAGCGCAAGTCAGGCTCGGCATACTTCGACACGAGATAATCAGCGAGGGCTTGCGCGTCAGTCGTGCCGGCGGCGCCTGTCTGGATTAGGAGGCCGGACAGGTCTAGGGATTGGATGCCGTACTCGTTCTGCGACGCGGTGTCCTCGGATGTTTGCGGGTCGAGGCCGAGTGGCGTGATCGTCACCCGGTTATACAAGAGCTCGGTGCCGTATGAGATTGAGATATCGACGTATGGGATAGCCGTGCCCGCATCAGAGAAGACGACAGTCCCGACGCTAGCGCCGCTATTCCGGTCTTGGAACGTCACCTCATTCGCCTTCGACATGAAGAGTAGGCCCGGCTCGGAAGCCGAGACGAGTTGGAGATACTCAAGGACGTCGCGGCCCTGATCTACCACGTCGGCCTGGAGTGTCTGCGCGCCCGTGTCAATCACTCGCAACCCCGCCGGCCAACCCACCTCCGTACGATTCAGCACCGCATTCAAGCGCGCCCCCGTCGCCTGACTCGTCGCCGTATGCGCCGCCAACTGCTGACCACCGAAGAGGATGAACGCGTCGACACAACTAGCGTCCGCATCCGCCAACCCGCCGACGTCATACTTGACGTCCCAATCCTCAACGAGTCCCGTGAACTGGACCGCCGTCGAGCCCGCCACGATCGTACTGATCTTTACGTTACGGCGCGGCTTGACATCAGGATAGTACGGCGAGGATTCGTAGAACGGATCGAACGCGCGATCCTGATTCGTGAACGTGATACTCGCCCCACCGGCAACGAAGCGGTCAAGCTCGCGGGACAATCCTCGACTGATCGAGTACGACTTCACACGATCGGTTACGTCATAAAAGAGATCACCACCGAGGCGGTACTCCTCATTGTCGAAGATGCTTTGCGGATTAGCGGCGATCGCCGCCGGCGTACTCGTCTCCGTCCCCGACCCGAACAGAAAGAATGGGCCACCCTGACTCGACGTATCAAAGCCAATCTCGACTAGGCTACTCGGCGCTGGCACTAGCCACTCCTGAGCGTCTTCGCACGATTGAAGTCCGTAGCCGCACTAGCCGTCGAAGTCTTACCCGCAGCATTCGCAAGCGTCGTAACAATCGGCCCCTGAAAGACAGCACCGTTCCGCTTCTCATACCGCTTGATACTCTCGACGATCGTCCGGCCGAGATCATCCGGATCAGTCCCGAGGCCAGCATTCACGACGAGGTTATAGACAACCGTCGACCCACCACCGCCACCGATCGCGTCTCGAAGGATCTTCATTGCACTAGACGACTCGAGCGGAATGACAGCCTCCCGACCAGCCTCACCCGCAACGAACGTCGGCTGCTTCAGAATGCCACCACGCGCCAAACCGAACGCGGAACGCTGCGGCTTCGGGTTGCTAGCGTCCCAATTCTTCATGATCTCTTTGATCTCTGCAGCCTCGGCCGGCGTGATCTTGTCGCCGCCAGCACTACTGGCACGCTTACGGAAATCCTGAGCGGCCTTCAATCGTGCAGCACGCGCCGTCGTATACTTTGCCAACGCCTCGTTATAGCGTCGCGTGTTCTCCTCTTTCTGAACGTTCGACACGCCAGGCGCTTCCGGAGCGATCGGACTGCCAGCCCCTGCCACTTTCTGGATATCCGTGACGAGGTCAAGGACGCTCTGCAATTCGCGAGTGAACGCGCCAGAGAATGCGATACCCAACTCGCTACCAAAGTCCGAACCGATCAGCGCCTTCAACTGGCTAGAGAAACTCTCAGCCGAGATTAATCCGCGATTGAACTGCTCGATGAGATTGTCGATAGTCTTCTTGTCAGAATCCTCAGCGTCCTGCAGTGCGCGATCCCGCAGCGTCGTCCCGCGATCTAGGAGAAGCTGGTCTAGATCAAGCTGGGCCTCTGTCTTATCCTCGGCCAATGCGAGCGCGTCACGCGCAGCCTTCTCAGCGATCGTGAATCGCTGATCTTCGATACGGCGCTGCTCTGCCGTGATCTCGGCAGCATTACTACCGCCGGCTAGCCGGAACAATGCTGAACGCTTCTGCGACATGAACGCGACGAGGCTAGAACCGAACGACTGGAGTTGCTTCCGCGCGTCCTGAATGGCAGCCTGCACCGTCGCCGTAATGATGTTCGACTTATTGACCTTACCCTTACGACTTAGCGCAGCGTCTACAACTTTCTGCAAAGGACGACTAAGCGAATCACGCGCATCTCTGAACCCATTGACAATGCCATCGATTAGCGCCTGCGCGACCTGTTTCATCGCGGCGCCGGCGCCCTCCAACATGCCGGCCGTAATCTCCTGCAAGATCGTCGTGCCAGTAATACGAAAGAATATTTCGGCAGCACTTGTAAACGACTCGGCAAAACTACTCGCCGTGCTCTTTAGTTTCGAGCGGCCCTCGGACGAGAACAATCCGATGAACGCTTCCACGGCGCCGCGGCCCATACGATTACCGAGAGCTCGAGCATCCTTCTCAAGGCCCGTGAAGAACGTATCGAATTGTTGACGACCGCTCGGGATCAGAACGACACGCGCCGGCAACTCTGTTCGGCCCTGCGTATCCCACCACGCATACAGACTGCGGATTCCCTGCCACGCAATATTTCCGATTGAGCCGACGACTAGACGGATCTTCGCGTCTAGGGTCGGCTGCTCGCGGAACGTATTGACGAACGCGGCGACCTTACCAGCGACTGAAGCTAGCGCGACAACAAGGGGACCGCCAATGTTCTCGCGGAGATTCTCGACGGCCTCGTTGAAGCGTTGGAACGAACCAGTAGCACTAGCCCCGAACGATTCTGCCTGTCCTTGGACGCGGCCCTGGACAATGGCTAGGGCTTCTTCCTTTGTCGTAGTCTCGTCGACGACGATACCGAATTGCTTGAACAGGCGCGTATTCCCATTCATCGCCCTGGCGACCTGCATCGCATTCTTCTCAAGATCCGCGAAACCCGTATTTGCTGACAGGTCGAGGGCGAGATTCAATCCCTCCATAGCCTTCGTCGAGTCACCCGTCAGACGAAGGATCGAAGTGAACGCGCGCGACGCAGCCTCATCGTCGACACCTAGCGTCGTCGCCAATTGTGTGAACTGATCCTGCAGGCGTTGAACATCATCACTCTTACCGAGAGTTTCCAACTGGCCACGAAGGGCCTGCGTAGACTTCTCCGCAGCGGCAGCTGCCTTCACGCTCTTATACAGTTCGGCCGTAACGCCAACGCCAATCGCTACGGCAGCGATCTTTCCGAACTTTGCGAGATTACTACCAGCACCACGCAGGCCGCGCGTAAGGCCAGACGTATCACTAACGATCGGGACAACGATAGGCATACGAGTATTCTACCTGCCCTGCCTAGAGGCCCGTAGCGCGACTACTAGCGCGCGACAATCGGCCACCAGAATACCGCTGCCGGAGTTGAGCATTCACCGTTCGCGTCATACTTTCGCGCGCCATCAGGATCGTCTTCTCGATCTGCGGCTCGTACTTCTCAACCGTCGGCCAGACGAATCGCGACGGCTTGCCATGCTTCGCAATCATGTTCCGAGTGAACTGCGAATTGCTAACCTTGCCGCCCATGTCGAGCGCGTCAACGGCGGCGCTACTCGAACGGATACGGATCAGCAGCGTTCGTTGTCCCGTGTCGCGGCGCCGCTTACTCTGCACGCTAACGTTCGTCTTACGCCGAACCTCACTAGCCTTATACGCTGGCAAGCGCGCAGCACCAGACCGCTCGACACTGCCAGGAGCGCCCGTCTGCTTCGGAGCACTCCAACGCGACAATGCGACCTCGGGAAACGCGGAACGAATCGCATTCACAATGGGACGCGCACCCGTCTTGAACTCTTTGCGCGCCTCCTTCGCAAGCTCAGGCGAGATGCCTTGCAAGACCTGCATCACTTCGCCTAGTCCCTTTACGCTGTACGGCTGCGCCATGTTATTGCCTCTGCGAGTGAACGCTTCGCCATCTGATATATCCGAGCATTGTCCACAGCATACGCTCAGACTGGACGACTAGAACACTCGGAGCGATGCCCGTCTCAACGGCAAGGCTAGCGATCAACCAGTGACTACTGGATTCTCCGAGGGCTCTAAAGGGGCCGCTTCGGTACCTTCGATATCTTCGAGGGTAGCGACCCAATCCATGAACTCCATCGTCGTCTTGCCCGTGCGGTGCTGAGCGTGCCAGGCGAGCCAGACAAAATCGCGCGCGAAGATATTATCGCCGCCGAGTTCCGTCGAGGGCCGCTGGTACTTCTCTTCCCACGCGATGACGTCGACGAGTTCGGCCGTAACCGTCTCGGCGACGCCACCCTTCGGCTTGATCTTGAACTGGACTTCCATCTCTCATTCCCTCCAACTAGCACCCTACTGGGTGCGATGAGTTATGCAACAGCCTTCGTTACCGTGCCGGAAATTGGCCACGTTAGATCGAGAACCGCCAATTCTCCCACGGCCCCATTTACGGGGGTGTGTTCGACGATCAGCGGAGTGCAGGTGTACGAGGGATTCGCGGTTCCGACGGCGGTGCCGTTCGGCTTGATGACGAGCGAAGTCGTAGATCCGATCAGAGGATAAATCAGACCCTCGATTGCGCTAAAATCCTGATGAATTGAGAGCGTCACCGAGTTGTCCTGCAGGCCGCCGACGCGAGTAACCGCGCCAGTGCCGAACGAAGTGGTCTCGACCTCGTTGACCGAAATGCTGAGCGTCACCGAAGCAACGTACGCACTGATATCGGTACCCCCGAGGGTAATATTACTGTTTGTCATTACGAGCTTAGCCACGTTATCTATACCCCCTTCGAGGTGTCGTCTGGTTCCTGTTTCATTCTAGCCGACGAATCGGGCACTACTGCGAGAATCAATCGACCCGACCCGACGAGACTTGCAAGCGCCGCCGGCGATCCAACCTCCGCCCCGTCAACGATCTCGCCGCCAACCTTGCCGTACACGATGAATCCGTCAGCCACTCGATACTTCTTAGCCATCCTAATCTCCTTTAGGCGTAAACGATTACGCGGAACTCGACCATGAGGTACGTCGTGTCATTGCCGTCCATCGTCTGAATGCTAGACGCAGACTCGACGATACTGGTACGCGCATACCCGCCGAGGCTAGGGTCCGCTTCGATCGCGTACCGAATACCACCCTGGTCGTACGACAAATACGTGTCGAGGCGATCCTCCGCGCTCCGCTCCGCAGCCCTGCCAACGATGACGGTAATGCGGTACGTGTGCGTTACGAGTCCACTACTCATCGCTCCGTGATACTCGATCGAGTCAAGCGATGGGAATGCGAACGGCGCGTTGAGATTGTCGGGCTGGCGATCATACGCGCGGAGGCCCGTGATCGTCGCGAGACGGACGGCTAGCTGCGTTTTGATCTCGCCAACGGTCGCACTCACCGGATGTTTCTCATCTTCCGATACGGCATGACGAGTTGTTCAACGTCAGGGTCTAGGAAGCGTGAGACGCGGACGGCGCCGAAGTC